GATGGGTTGGAATATCTGAGGCAACAAAAGCATCCTTTCCATCAAGTTTATTTCTGATTGCACTTTGAATAAAACTAGATCGCTTATTCAATTTTGACAGTGCTTCTAATTCTCCTACCATTTTGATAGGTAAAAGAACATTAATTTTCGTTTTTCGGCTCATTTGGTCAACTCCTTTCGAAAAGGGGTTGACCCACCCCTATTAGAAACCTTGTCAAAAAGGCTCACTGAGGGGTAGAATTAGCCTTAGCGTCAGCCCACCTGTTCAAGATAAGGATTTACAATACTATATTAACTTCAACTAGGGACATCCCATCATGGCAAAAAATGCTGGCGATGTAATCCTTCGGGACAGAATGCAATTCGAATTAGATAGTGCGGGAAATAGATCTACTCTCTACGGAAGAATAGATCTCTCTTCATATGTTAACCCCGTTTCTCGTGAAGGATTGGCAATAAAAGAGATTAGATTCCAAGTTAGAGAACCAACAGGCCTTCCAAACACTGGAGCACTAAGTCCGGTTGCAGACTTCTTTTCAGCAAGCGGTGTAAATGGCTCCACTGCTGCAATGAAACTTTATGCTACTACTCGTGCATATGAAAACGCTTCAGAAGTTGGTATTGCTTCTCCTGATATTCTTTGTGTTCTTGAGAAATTTTCCGTTGTAGGTGCTTCTCCTGATCCATCAGCCCCATCTATCTTGGTTTGGGACGATTGGTATGGACCAAATGACTTGCATCCTGAAGGATATACTGTTGTATCTGATTTACTAATTGGTGTTGCAGTAGACAATTGGCTACGCCAAGCAGATGATACCCTAGAGGTTGACATCATGCTAATAGCAGAACCAATCAAGATCACTACCGAGCGCATGAACGAAATCCTAAGCCAGGCGCAAGACCTCTGAAGGGGGTTTTGACTTGGTTAAAGGAAAAGTAGGTAAAGAAGCACTCAAAAAGTTTAGTCGATCTAAGTTCGCCAAAGGAGCAGGTGTAGCAGGTGGAGCGAGAGCAGCAGAAGAGGCAGTTTCCAATCCATATGCTCAAGCGGCTCTTGGAGCGGCCGAAGGTGCGGCGCTTGGTTCGGCTCTTGGCCCTCTGGGTGCTGCTGGAGGTGCTGTTGCGGGCGGGCTTCTCGGCTTCGTGCTTGCAGATGGTGAGCGAATTGTTCCTTGTGATATGGTAGCGATCCCAGCATACCAATACGCTAGTGTCCTTCAGGGAAGAGAACCAACCTTCCAGGTATTCATTAAGGAAGGTGAAGTAATTCAACCAGTAATTCCAACTGATTTTGAAATGGCCGGAAATGTGGTACTGCAAGACTCCCTTCAGGCAGCTCTTGAAATAAAACCTAAGAGAAAACTATCAAAATGGCAAAGATATATCAAAGTAAAAAAGAATCAAATCAAGTTCAAAAATGGAAAGTTGGATCTAAAGAAGATGGGCAGAGCATACAGGAGGCTTAACCGTGGCAGTAAATGAAATCAGAGATACTATTCAAGGCCCCATTACATTAACTGAAGATGGAATCGGTTACATGACCAGGTGCATTAACCTAAAGGAAGGTTTCAGGAATGAGATTCTTTCAGTAGATGTCACCAATGACAATATTACACTATCAACTCAATTTGGAGAACCACCTAAAGCATATCAATTATATGTTTCACCATATCCAATTATACCGACAACTGAAGATTTAAACTTGAATAATGGAATTGTCATTCTTCCAAACGCCGGTCCAATGTCCGGAGATGAATTAGTGCTTTACAAAGAAACAGAAGTTGTCTATTATGTAAGTGAAGGGCAATTTGCACCTCTTTCTTACAAAGAGCAATTTCCCTCTGCACAAGTAGCCGCTACACCAACCACTAAATGGTACAGTCCTCATTTATACATCACTATATTGTATTGGGGATCTCCTGATGAAATAATTGATACAAAGTTCAGTTTGTTTCTTAGAGTTAATCAAATCAAGTCTAGTGGGACCACTGTTTCAATGGGACAATACAAAGAGTTCCTGGACTCTCAATGCAGACTATTGACATCAACCGCGGTAGTGTATGACCCGGCAGATGTCGCAGGGTATGTTTTCCCTATGTGGCGCTATGGTGGGATTCGTCCTGAATTAATGATCAGTGGAACCACAGCACTAAGATATTTCAATCGAGTGGCCAGTAATGCCAATCAAGAGATGACAACTAGAGCAGCCTTACAAACTGCATACAGTGATGCAACTGGAATGGTAGAATTCGATACTGCATTTGGTGACCTGGCGTTAAATCTGCCTGAATGGATCACTCTAATGGATGTAGGAGGCGTTACAGCCGGAGCAATCCGACAATACCCGCCGCCACTGAAGTTTGCTGACAATGGAAACACATTGATGCTTTAACCAGGTCCAAAGACGGTAAAAAAAACATGCAGTACGCTGTTTTTGTACAAAGGATCCATTCTACAATTAAATTGATTCTGGAATCTTGGTAGGGTATGAAGCCCATCCACATCCTTCAATTGGACATGCTTTGCCTACATGTGTGATTTTATCGCCATAAGTCCACATGCGTCCGTTGCAATAGTAAAGTGTAACACACTTAGATCCACAAACAAAACACTTCATAATGAAATGCACCAACCTAATTTTTCTGCTGCTGCTCCACAAAGAATGCAACTAAGTCTGTCTCCATCATCATGATGGATAATACAACGCTCATCTCCTCGAAATATCATTGACCAACAAATAGTGCATTGCTCATCTTCATTAATATTAGTTAGCATTATAGGTTCGCCTCCAAGAAAGTCCAGATTGCAATGTGAGTATATTTGTTATTGTTACCCATTAGAAACTTTAAACCGTCTTTAGGTGAAGCGCGTTCAGGATGATAACGCCACATTGATTCTTCATGGTTAATGACAAATATACCGCCATGTTCAGACTGGAATAATTGAATAAAATATCTAGATCCATCTCCAGGTTGAAAATCGAAAGACCTCATTCTAGCATCAACTCACGAATTAGCATAAGAAGGGATTGTGCCATAGGATTGTTTTCTGCACGATGATGGAGCATTCCCCATAATTGATGGGTTGGAATATCTGAGGCAACAAAAGCATCCTTTCCATCAAGTTTATTTCTGATTGCACTTTGAATAAAACTAGATCGCTTATTCAATTTTGACAGTGCTTCTAATTCTCCTACCATTT